GTCGGATTGTTTGTGATAATAGCCCTCGCCCCGGGTCTCCCCGAGGGTCATCATACCACACGACTCGATGTCTCCTTCTCTTATTGGCATATACACATGCATACGTTACCTGTGAGCTAACGTAGAGCAGGCCCGCCAAGGCCGCATGTGGTCCCTCTCATCCAAAAAGCCATTCGGTCACACCAAGTTCGAATTCTCCCCTTTCGCGATTTATGGAATTGAAGAAGTCAATCCTTCGAGCAAAATAGAACAAGTTCTCCTAGGTAAAGCCACGTCGGTGTTCTGTGGTGCACCTGAAATAACAATAACAAACACGCCCTGACACCCTCGTTCAATGGTGTCTATAGATCCAATCGGTCCGGTGTTATTAACATCGAACCTTTTGCGCCTAGCTGGCAAATTCATCGCATAAGTAAACTCATGCCAAATAGCATGGGTGACAGAGTTTGAGCACCCAAGCGCTATGGCTGCTATCTCAGAGTCAGTACGAGCTGCTTCTAGCAAGTAGAAGCAAGTCTCCGGGTTGTTAATGAACGCAATAGTTACATTGCCAGGGGTGGTTAGACCCACTGACGGAACATACGTCATCACAGCAGTCTGAAATAGACACTCGTTATAATTCTTTGCGATGTTCATTAGGGGTGTGAAGTTAGCGTTAAGCCCAGTGGAAGAACCTCCAATCAATGGCACAACCTTCGTAACACTTGAACTAGCTCCAGTAGAAAGGGTGGGGCACAACTCAGTACCGTGCAAAACGGTGTTGTTTGAGATTTTGCCTGACACTCGCATTCTGGGAGGCTGCTTATTTCGTCTCTTAAGAAATCCTTCTTCATCTCCAGTTCGCTTCGTTTGTTTCTTACCCATGTGTAATAATGTAATCTATGTTTTCGACAAGTTGGCGCTTATCGCCGCCCCAGATAGCATCATCAAAAAACTTCTCAATTATTATTTGACTATCTGGACTAATGCCTGTGCCCAACCAAAAACTATACCTACCTCGATCGTCTGGTGCATTATGCTGCAATACCACATTCCGTGACATGTTCCTATAGGCAGCATATTCAGAGGTGTGAGCTTCATACTTCCCATCTTTACCAAACCTCTGTAACATGTTGTAAAACTTGCCTAAAACAGGAACATCTGCACTGAATGCCAAGCCGCAATTAGCCACATCAGCTAACCAACGTCGGAAAGACTCAATATCGTGGCCCAAACTCACAGAAGTGCAATCCTTCACCAAGCAGGTTCTGACATTACGGACCATTCTCCACAAATTGTTGGAGCAAATGGGCTTGCATTGACAAAACTCAACTTGTTCAAAATTGAACACCGGTGGTTCAGTTTTCATATTGAATCCGAAGTCCCTAAAATAACCATCAAGGCTGGCCATCTTAGGTATATCGCGTTTTTGAATGAACACTAAGCAATCGTCACCATTATTAGCAAAGTGGTACCTGATCCCGAGCTGTTTCAGGTAGCTATAACACATCAAACACATAAGCAATTTATTGCCTAGTGACGTATTCATATCACCAGACATTCTAGAACCTCTTTTCCTATACTTAAACCATCCATCTGTGCCAGAGGCAACTCCATTGTTGACTAATTGCATAGATAGAAGCGAAGCTAGTTCAGGTGATCGAAAAATATCATTGTATATGCTGTGCTCAAACTTTAAAGCCTGTTCTGACACATGTTGGTCAAAACGCGAGGCATCAAGTCCGATTACAGCACAATCAAGGAAACTATCGAATTTCTCTTTCAGAATTGCTGCGGTTTGAACTGAATTGTATTTGCTCATTATGGTGGGCGATTTAAAAAGACTGTCGATCGCATCATAGATTTTGTGTTCCACGGGTCGAAGATACTTTCCAACCTCAACATTGAACCGCGGCTCCCTCGGCTGTATGACACGAGGCGCCGGGTCCGACTTAATGGTGAAATTTATCTTCTCTGCTTTAACAAACGTTTTTAGACGTGAATCACGGGGACAGACCGGTTTTAACACCAGACTGGCCACTGCTCGCTCATAAGTCAACCGGCGCGGGCCCTTGTAGAACTCAACGAATTGATCGCGAGTCACAGGGGCTTGCCTGCCGACCAAGCCAACAATGGTGCGTTTTAATGATCCAAGTCTTCTCTCAAACACCCCAGGTATAGGTTGAACACATGTTGTTAATTTCCTGTCGGTATAGAGAACCCGTTCACCAACCCCACGCAAGAGGTTAGCAACTGAGTTATTATGGGTGTTCAGATTATCGTCGGTAATGTATTTACCCATATACATACATTTACGACGTTTGGCGATCCCAGATTTAATTGGAGACAATCCGGGGTAAGAACTGGGAACAGTGTCTACCCCCTCCAGCAATTCAGGGCCCCATCAACCAGTCACTTTCCCACGCCCGAGGTGGGTGGCGACTGACTGTTTAGTTTTACAATAGGTGGTCTTTGAAGTTGCCAATGCTGTCAACTCTGTTTTAGTGGGAATGAAGACCATTTCTGTGGCGATGTCAACATTCTCATAGATATGCCGAGCTATTAAGCCATGTGCTAAACAAAGATCATAAAGATATTTGCGAACACAAAGCCTATTAGCCTCAGTGTTATTCAAGAGTCCAAATTTAGCCTTGCCAGATTTGACTAAAAAAGCTCTGAACGGAGCCTTAGCACGAACCCTACGTTTCTTGGCGTTATTCTCTGTGGTGTCGAGAGTGTCATTAGAGACCAAGTCTGTCACATCTTGTAACTCGC